ATTAACTACTTCAGATACTAACCTAGCATCACCACCTTGATAGGGAAGTGTACGATACATTCTAGGCATTATCTATTGCCCTGTGGTTTTATATCTACATCTACTGCCATAGCTGTTGTCCAGTTACCTGTAGGCTGCACATTAAATCTATGATACCTACCTGCACTCCTTAAACTACATCTACCCTCTGTAGTTGCTGGTACAAATGCACCAAACTCAATGTTGTCATCTAATTCTCTACGACTAGCCACAGCGACTTGTGCTGTTCCGTTATCTATTTGTGGTCTTGCTAGTGTAGCTACAGAGTTATATCCAACCTCTATATCTGTTGTAATAAGCTGTGGTGTTATAGATTCACCTGTAAATACTACTATTTTATTTGTTTTTGCACCTGCAAATAAAAACTTACCACCAATAAACAATCTTGAGTCTAGTGATGCTGGCATAGTGTCTATATCTGTATAACCTAAATCAGACTCTAAAGTTTCTAATGTCTCTCCCGTTGTAGCGATAGTACCTACAATATCTGATGTAGTTTCAGCTCTTGACCATTTTCCTAACTGCCAATTATAAATAATTATTCTTCTGTTACCATCTACATCTGCGTAATTCCATACTACAAGATTTTTAACAGGGTCTATAGCAACACTTATTGTATTTATTTTTGTTAAATCTACTCTACTAAAAAACCATCTATCTACTTTTTCTAATCCTATATTAGTAACTGTTTGACCATCTGTTGAGTAAAATCCATCATCTGATATAAAGAAAGTAATGTTTCCATACCTAGCAACAGAGTTACCTTCCAAACAACCTAATCCATTTGAGATAGTATCAAATTGCCAGAAAAGAGGACTACCTACATAGGAGCAACGAACTACAGATTTCTCTAACAACACAACACCAAACTCGCCACCTGTAATAGCTTGAACATTACCACCATCAGGAATTATTTGAAAGTCACTTTGGCTTGTAGCACCAGATACCCAGTCAGTTTCATCATTAATATCTGACCATTGCACCTTGTCTGGCTGTGAGCCTATATTAATATTCCCTGCAAAAACAAAATCACGAATTACAGCAATATCTTTAGCTATAGGAGCTGCTGCTGCAACATCTGCAAATGCAGTAGATACACCAATAGTCCATGCTTGAATTTTATTGTTGTCGTTACAAGCTAATACAACATTACCAAATTGTTCAAACTTCCATGTGCCATTACCACCATATCCACCTACTTTAGATACATCATTTAAGTTAAGTGTTGCAATATCTAATTTAAACAGCTTTGTAGCACCACCTGCAAATACCTCTACATTAGCACCAAACTTTGCTACAAATATATTGTTAATATTTTCACTAGCAGAATTAGAAAAATCTTCTGCACTAGGGAAAGCACCATAACCAATACCAACAGGAAATACATTTTTAGCATCATTTAAACTACCTGCGTTTGCTGGTTGGTCTGGTAGCCAATCTGTAAATTGTAATCTTTTTGTTGTCATATTATAGTTTCATTATGTATGCTAATGCGTAGTATGGGCTTCTTGTGTCTACAGTATGATTGTGTCCTCCAATTGTGTGATTATGACTTCCAAGTGACCTATCATTGCCTGAAGAACGAATAGACTCTAAAAATTCTGAATATTCATTTTGACCAGAACCAACAAGTAATCTTCCAGCTGTTACTGACCCTAACCCTGACCCCGCAGTCCCCCATCCATCTCTTGGAACAGAAAGAGTTGTTGATGATGTGGTTAAACTTTTAGTACTAGTTGTTCCTGTATTTGAACCACCTGTTGCATTTACTGCATAACTAGAACCTGCACCTACTACAAATCTATCTCTTAAATCAGGAGTTCCTGAAGAACCATTACATAATGCCCAACCGCTAGGAATAGAACCTGTAGAACCTGACCATAGCATAATCATTCCTGTAACAAAAGCATTACCCCAAGTTGGTGTTGCTGATGAACCACTAGAAACTAAAACTTGCCCTGATGTTCCTGTTGCTCCATCTAATGTAAGACCTCCAGTAACGGCTAATGTACCTGAAGATGTTAATGTTGAGGATGCTGTAGTTGCTCCAGATAGTGTAGTTGCCCCAGATAGTGTAGTTGCCCCTGTTGCAGAAAATATACCTGTTGATAAATTAGTAAGTCCTGTAATACTGCCGCCTGTAAAATTAACACTAGCTGGGTCTTGTGTTGCTATTCCAGTAATACCTAGATTAGTTCTAGCAGTACTTGCTGTCGTAGCACCCGTACCTCCTGCTGCAACAGGAATAGTATCTCCACTATAACCCCCTTGCAAGTCTTTAACCTGTGACATCATCTCACGAATAGCATTGTTGATTGTGCTAGGTGGGCATCCTTCATTTATGTTTATTGAGTTAATTTCAGTGTTATTTGCAGCTACAACGTCCCACTGCGATATCTTGACTTTTGCCATTATTTTTCCTTAAAAATTTATTATTGCGGTAACCATTCATTCTGAACAGGTGCTGTGTCTCTCCATAGTCCTTCTGATTCTAATACATACCCTTCTACCCAATAGTCTGGGACAACATATCTTAAAAGTGCACTATCAGGTATGACTGTCCATATATCATCACTGACTGGAGAGGTAATCCATTCTTCACCTATAATTGAACCATCAGCAGTAATAGCTAAAGAAGTATTTATATCTGCATCAGCAGACCATATGGCAACGGCATTAGCTTGAACTGTGCCTGTTCCATTTATCTGTGCAATTCCATCTCTAATTGCCATTCCATTAACAGATAACACTGCACTTGCTTCTATACTGGTAGCAGCAGAGAAAATTCTAAATGCACTGGCTTCTACATTTGCAGAAACTACAAAACTTGCACTAGCAAAAGCAAGAGATGCTCCATCAGCAGAAAAGAATAATGTTCCACTAATACTTGAGCTTGAAGTTCTAATTCTTAAAGCATTGGCTATAACAAACGCTTCTACGCTAATAGCAGCATCGCCACTAAACACAACACCACCTAATGCCGTTACATTTGCAGACACTACAAAGTCAGCACCATTAAATGTAATTCTTGTTGCACTAGCTGAAACAGTTGCTGTTGTTACAATAGCAGCATCTCTGCTATAGATGGCTACACCATTTGCTATTAACGATGCACTGGCATTAATATCTGCTGCCGCATCAACAAATCTTGTATCGCCTACAGCGTAGCCATAATCCCAATAATCGTAATCAACATAACTTGTACTCATTGATTACTCCTAGTAATTATTGTTGTACTTCTTTTTCTTCTTTAGATGTTAACGATGTCTTTAACATATTAACAAAAGCATCTTTACCTACTTGTAATTGGTCAGCATTAAATTTTGTGCCATTAAGTTTTTTATCTAAATCAGCAATATGATTAACCATTGTTTGTTGCTCTGGTGTCATATCTTCATATTGATAATCAACATCATCTATTTTAATTTGTGTTTTAATGGATTCTTGTTTATTTTTAGCCATTGTATTTTCCTTGTAAAGTTAAAATTATCCAGCAATTGCTGCGTTTGCTGCGGTCATATCTTCATCACCCCACCATTCTTTTGCTACCATGATTTCAAGATGTTCTACATTCCTAGAGATAGTATCTGCTACTTCTTCGTCAGTCATATCTTCAGGTGGGTTAGTTCTCATCTCATCAATCAAGTTAACAGAATCCTGCATTGCAGAATAGTGTTGTGCTTTTTCTTCAGTGCTTGGTACATCTAATACTACATTTTCGTCAGTCATTTTAGTTTCCTTTCAAAGTTTTAGTTGTTTTCTAATTGTGTAACTCTTGCTTCTAAATCTTCTATCTTGGTAATAGCTTCTTGTAGTGCTGCTGTTAATAATGGTACAAGTTTAGATTGGTCTATGCCTTGATGATCAGGCACTTCTCTTGTTCCCATAACTGCTTCAGTAACTACATTACCATTATCATCTAATACTTCTGGAGTTACTTCATACTCCTCTGTACGCATAGCATCTTTAGTGCCTGTAGCAGACTCTGGGACAACTGTTTGTGCTTCATGTGCAAGGAATCCTTCACCATGAGAACCATCTATTTTCCATGACCATGTGCTAGGTTTAAGTTGTTTAAGTCTATCTATACTACCAGACATAGGTGCTACATTTTCTTTTAAGCGATAATCTGATGAGGTTACATATGCTGTTGTTGTACCACTTGTTTGAATACTACCTACAATCCCGTTTGGATTGAAAAAGAGATGATGACTAGCAGCACCAGTCGTATTTCTGGCTGTAACAATATAACCTAAATTTCCTTTAATCTCTACACCTTCACTACCTGCACCTATATCACTCGTAGTACCCACCAACACATCACCATTAGATTGGATACGCATACGTTCTGCATTATTTGTATATGCAGCTAAATAGTTTGAACCATGATTATATAAAATTCTTCCTATATTTATATCATCAGAATCACCAAGCTCTAGCACACTTGAATTAGCATTTCCAGCAGTAATACTAATAAAACTATCACCAGATTGCTTAACTTCTAAAAGTCTTGCAGGACTACTCGTACCAATCCCTACATTACCTTTAAGTCTTGTTACTGTTACGCTGTCATTACCTATCGTTACTTCGTTAGATACAGTAGCAGATGATGGTTCTGCATCGAAGCCTAGTAATGTGTTGTTAGTGCCTGTAGTTAGTGTTGAACCTGTAGATGAACCTATTGCTGTGTTATTAGCTCCTGTAGTTGAAGTTAAAGCAAATCTTCCTATTGCAACATTATTACTAGAGGTTGTGTTAGAATTAAGAGCATAACTACCCATAGCTACATTATAAATACCAGTAGTATTTGAATATAAAGCTTGATAACCAACCGCAGTGTTATGAGATGCAGTGGTATTTGCTGCTAAAGCAGCGTGACCAAAAGCACTATTGTTACTAGCAGTATTTACTTTTAAGGCATCATTACCAAAAGCATTATTATATTGACCAGTAGTATTAGTTAATAAAGCGTTTCTACCAAATGCCTGATTAAAACTTCCAGTAGTATTTGCACCTAGAGCATCACGACCAACAGCTACATTAGAACCTCCTGTAGTATTTGCATCTAAAGCAGCTTCACCTACTGCTGTATTACTAGCACCTTCAGTATTAACATATAAAGCTAAATATCCTATTGCTGTATTGTTAGATGCTGTGGTATTTGCTCCTAGAGCCTCTTTACCAACAGCTGTATTATTAGCACCTGTTGTGTTTGCATCTAATGCTTGATAACCCACTGCTGTGTTATGTGCTCCTGTGGTGTTTACACGCAGAGCAGATTTGCCTACAGCAGTATTATTATTGGCAATAGTATTATCTCCTAAAGCACCTTGACCTATAGCAGTAAGGTTATCACCTGTTGTATTATCTTCTAAAGCACCTTTACCTATAGCAGTATTTTTAAAACCTGTAGTATTACTATAAGCAGCCTGATACCCTACAGCAGTATTATCAGATGCAGTGGTGTTATTTAATAAAGCATCACGACCAACAGCAGTATTGCTACTACCAGTGGTGTTAGCTCTTAAAGCTTCAAATCCAATTCCTGTATTATCAGCACCAGTTGTTGTAAGTCTTAATGCAGCTCTACCTACACCTGTATTGTAACTTGCTGTAGTAGCGGTAGTCAAAGCAGCTTCACCTATAGCTACATTACCAATTCCTGTAGTATTAGCATCTAATGCTATAAAACCAACTGCTACATTTTCAAAGCCTGTGGTGTTGGCTCGTAAAGCTTGTGTACCTAGTGCTGTGTTAGTAGCTCCTGTGGTGTTCAAATATAAACTTTGATAACCTAATCCAACATTACTTGATGCAGTTGTATTTGATTCTAAAGCACCTCTACCAACAGCAGTATTTTGACCGCCAGATGTATTGTTATACATTGCAGTTGCACCGATAGCTACATTAGTTCCGCCAGTAGTATTAGAAAGTAAAGCATAAGCACCAATACCTACATTATTTGTTCCACTCAAGCTACCGCTACCTAAAGAACTTACACCTAACGCTGTGTTAGTAGATACTGCATTAGCACCTTTACCTACAGTGAGTCCGTTGATAGTGGCATCATTAGTGGCTGTAAGCGTAGTAATTGTTAAGGCGGCAACAGTATCACCACTTTGTATTTTATCTACATTTAAATTGTTAAAGTTATCATCTACCTCATTATGGGTAAGTGGAGAGCCTTTAACCGACCTTAAGACAATTGTTGACATATTACTTTTCCTCTAATTTATCTAATTAAGATACTGTAATTGAAAGATTACCTGTTGCAATCTTGAATATATCGCCTGTATCAATAGTTTTAGCAACATCCAATGGTGAATGGCAAATTAAATTACCACCTGTAGAGGCATCAAGAACACCTACCCATCCTACTGTACCCCAAGATGCTGTTGCTTGTGGAAACTCTACCGCACTACTGTTGGTTGAAATACCAGCAGATGGAGCACCAAAGACAACAGCCGTTCTAGCATAAGAACCACCAGAAACTTCTGTACCAGTATTGCCATCTGTAGGGTCTGATGTATATAAACCAACATAAACAGCAGCCGCTCCTGTATGAGATGCTGCTCTTAATAAAACATTAATTACTAAATTTTCTGAATAATCACTAAATTCTGACATTGTTATTTACCTCGTTGAGTTTGTTATTGTAAGTGGTGTAGCAGGGTATTCGGATTCATCATCACTCTTGCGTAGAGCTGTAACTCCTCTATCATACATTGCTCCCCAAGTGTTAAGCCTTTCATCATTCATCAAATATGGCTCTGCTTCACCTAATGATGCGTATAGCAATAAATCAGGTGTGTTAGCTAACCAAATGTTAGATGAATTAGTATCGCTCAAATATGGTGGTCTATGAAAATAAACCATTTGTAGCGTGTAAGCACTATCAGGAATTGGAGCAAATTGAAATTCTGAACCTAATAATGTATAGCGATTAGGTAATCCAGATGTAGCTGAATGAGCATTTCTAAAAAAGTTACTTGTTGATAGAAACTTAATTGTTTGTGGTGGGTTACCTTGTAAGTGCAAATCTTTCATAGCAACAAAATCAGAAGGCATAGATACAGTTGCATCTCCTGCTACTGTTACTGTTGTGGCAACTTTTAATAATTCTCTTATGCGTAAATCTCTTAAAAGCCTATCTTCAGCTAGTCTAATAAACTCTGGTATCTGTACTGTTAAATCAGTACGAGCCAAGTAATTAGCTATAGTTGCCTGTAGCGTTGTGTAGTCTGTAAAAAATGCCATTTAGATTCTGCCCTGTTTTGTTCTAAAAAATCTATTGTCTGGGTCGTTTAACCATGCAAA